GGCAGACTGTGTCGAATACCTGAAGACCAGCGCAGTGCTAGCTGTGTACATTGATCAGAGTCTCAGTACAAATACTTTCTACAATCCTGCTTATTTCTCAGAAGGCAAAGTCCCAGCCACATTGATTGCAAAGAATTTAATGTTGGCCTACAAGTGGGGGCTAAAAACCATGTATTACAGTTTGATCAACAAGGTTGGTACCAAGGCCAGTATAGCTGGTAGCTCAGCCGAACTTACTATCAATGCATTTACTAGTGCTGTTGAAGAATTAGAAGATGAAAACTGCGAGGCATGTAAATTATGAAAACATTAAAAGAATATATCAACATGGTTGAAAGCTTTGAATCCGGTGCCATTAACGACACCTGGTTCCAAGATGGGTTTGAAACATTTAAAAAACCTGCAAGAGAAAAGTATGAGATTTCCACTGAGCCAGGTACAATTGACACGCTTGAAGGTCCAGTCAAGTATCCTGCCGGGTACTACATCATGACTGGTCCCAAAGGTGAGCAGTATCCCATTGCTCCAGAGAAGTTTGAACAGCTCAAAGACGACTTGGGCAATGGAGTCTGCACACCAAAGAAGATCATGAAGATTGCTAAGGTTGCAGACCGGACCGGTTCTGTTGACACCAGCTGGGGAGAAAAGTTAAACTATAATCCAGGCCAGGATGTTATTGTTCGGCATGGTTCAAATGACTACGGTGTAGTCAAACTTGATATTTTTAAACAAACATACGACACAACAAATATATGAGCAAACAACAATATAATCTCTCCAAACAAACAAATTATCTAAAACGTACAATGTTTCTTGATCCTGCCGGGCCTGTGACAGTTCAACGGTACGAAGAAGTAAAATACAATAAACTTCAAAAGTACGAAGAGCTTGCACGAGGGTTCTTCTGGGTGCCAGAAGAAATTAGTCTGACCAAAGACAAAATGGATCACAAAGAATCAAGTGAAGCAGTCAAACACATATTCACCAGCAACTTATTAAGACAGACTGCACTGGACAGTATTCAAGGTCGTGCACCGTTTCAAGTATTCGGACCTGTGTGTAGCTTGCCTGAGCTAGAAGCATTGTTGTTGACCTGGAGTTTCTTTGAAACTTCAATTCATTCCAAGTCATATAGTCATATTATTAGAAACATCTACAGTGTACCCAAAGAAGAATTCAACAAGATACACGATACCAGTGAAATCATTGACATGGCCGCCAACATTGGTCGTTACTATGAATCATTGCATCAACTCAACTGTCGCAAAGAACTAGGCGAAGAAATATCAACACATGACCATAAGCGAGCAATTTGGTTAGCATTGCATGCCAGCTATGCATTAGAAGCATTTCGATTTATGGTATCATTTGCCACCAGTCTGGCCATGGTTGAGAATCGTATTTACATTGGAAACGGCAACATCATCAGTTTAATTTTACAAGATGAAATCCTACACTCAGAGTGGACTGCCTGGTTAATTAACAATGTGGTAAAAGATGACCCTGACTTTATTACACTGGAAGAAGAATGTGCAGAGGAAGTGTATGCCATGTACGAAGATGTTATCAATGAAGAAAAATCCTGGGCAGACTACTTGTTTAAAAAAGGAGTAGTAATTGGATTAAACTCTGCTATCTTAAAAGATTTCGTTGACTTCACAGCCTATACCAAATTAAAAGATATTGGTATCAAATATCAGGCCGAGCACCCAAGAACAAATCCTATACCGTGGTTCAACAAGCATATAAATATCAATAAGAAACAAACGGCACTGCAAGAATCCGAAAGCACCAATTATGTGATTGGTGTCATGTCTGATTCTGTTGATTACAATGAATTGCCAAGTTTATAAAATATGTTAACAATTTACAGCAAAGAAAATTGCCCTTTTTGTACCCGTGCCAAATCACTACTGGACGAAAAGGGGGTAAAATACACTGATATCAGAGTTGACCTTTTACCCGAAGCAAGACAATTTGTACTAGATGCCGGACATCGTTCGGTCCCACAAATCTACAAAGACGGAAAACTGTTTGTAGAAAATGGTTATGCAGGCCTAGCCAAACTCAATGATTTAGACTTTCAACAATTAAAGGAAAATGTATAATGCTAATTGAAATAACAAACAACACATATCAAGCCGGTGACGTGCTATCATTCAAGACCGTAAGTGGAGACGAAATTTGCGCCCAATTGGTCGGCACCAATAACAATTCATACGAACTAAACAAGCCATGTATTGTTGTTACTAGCCCTGACGGAATTGGACTTATCCAGGCCATGTTTGGTCTAGACCCTGATAAAGAAAATATGATTCTCAGGGATCAACATATTATTTCCATGTGTCGCACACATGACAGTATGCGCGACCACTACACCACTGTGGTCAACACTCCGGGTTAACTTGTATGCCAAATGGAGTAGTTAGAAAAGGTGATGCAAATTCTGAAGGTGGCAAGGCTATCTCCGGCGTAGCATCTGTATTGGTCAACGGTCTTCCTATTGTGGTCAACGGTACAGATGTTACTAATCACCGTAACGCACATATAGGCAAAAAAACTGCAAATGGATTATCAAATGTAATTGCAAATTATAAGCCAGTAAACATCAAGGGAAATAAAGATACCTGTGCTCATCCAAGAGTGGGAGCCAGCAGCAACGTGGTGGCTGGTTCCTAGTACATATTAACCTGCATTTGATGCAGATAAATACTATATGTCCAAAATTTTTACACCAGTTCAAGCTGTAGTTGCTGCCGGCCTATTACGTAACCAGGGTCTTGGCATCCCTGCAGCAATTACCACAGCCATCAATGGTTTTAACAACACTGGCCTTGCTACGGCATGTAGACTTGCAATTGCTGCAACTCCAAGCACAGAAATGTACGAAGCATTATTGACTGTGCCTGGATGCTTGACCGGCATGGTTTCCTACTCCCTGCGTAACACTGTGCAGATGCCGTTGTTTACAAATTTTAATTTTGATAATTTAATTGCTGATGTCGGACGGCAATCCACTGACGCCATGGCACATGGAACCAACGGATTGACACAAATCTTGCCTGCTGTAAATTCCTACTGTATAAATTCTTTTGAGTTAACAGGAACATTTGAACAAATGAAGACCACTGGTTACGGTGACTTTGGTGTTACAATAGACAACTACAAAGACATAGTCACTGGCGGAGTGAACAGTCAATTTAAACATGTGGCCAATGGTGTTTCTAATGCAGGTTATGCTGCATTGGCAAATCAATTTGGTAACTTTGGTACCATGTACGATGCAACAAATCTGACTACATTGTCTGATCCGCGATCATTATGCCAAAATCTATTGAACCAAGGATTCTATCTAATCAGTGAATTACTTACAACAGCAGGAGTTGATGTTAATTCATTGGACACAGCCAATGAATCCATGGTACTACAAGCGTTGGCCAACATAACCGGGACAGAATTAAAAATAATTCTAACAGTAACTAATTTCCATCCATTTAAACCAATTGATAACTTGGCTGACGTATTTGATATCAATAAAGTATTAAGCCCGGCAGCAGCCAGAGCAGCCGGCGGATCTTTTATTACATTGTCCAACAAGTTATCAAATATAGGAGGCAAGTTTTCGTCGTTCGATGAATTGAAGTCTTTGTATTCATCTATACAAGATGCAACAATACCAAATTTAACTGCACTGCCCACACTGGGACCGTCAACCTTGTTTGCTGGTACTGCTGACCTGCTTGGCACAGGCGCAGGTACATTTGGCAATCCCACTGTATACGATTGTCTTGGATCATTGGTAGGTGATGGGTACATAGATAATATTCTTTCAATGACCAGCATCCAGACACAGGTGCTAACAACAACTGCAGGCCAACAGCTATTAGCTGCCATGGTTGCAGCGCAATCTACTCCTGGTAGCTCCGCAGTGGCCGCAAACATTATTGCAGCATCCACTTCAATCTCGGCTGGAAATACCGTGTTACTCGCAACCGGGTTAACAGCATTTAATGCTGTTTTTGCCCGATTGTTTGCGGAAAGAAAGAATCTTGCCAATGCTGAAATTGTATTGGCAGATGCAACTGGCAGCATAGCCGGCATAACTGCCTTTGTGTCAGATCTACATGGTGTACACACTGACCCAATGTACTTAAAGTATAGTGACCTGATCAAGCAATTGGTCACTGTTGATGTGTACGGAGAAGCAATTGGTGCGGCTATTGCCGAAGGGCAGAACATTGCACAATTGAACAGCTATGGTATTCCTACGTATACCATGCTCGATCCAATCGAACACGCAAATCGCGTACTTAGCGAACGACACTGCGAATAGTCCACGGTCAAGTAGCACTTGACACAACACAGAATCAATGCTATAATCACGTTATGGCATTTTTAACCCATCGTAAAGGAGAAATTATGATTGACGTTCAACCGGAACTGGACCAGGTTCCAAAGTTCTTTGCCACAGCAATTGCTATTGTATTAATGGCATTTGGATTAATGGGTAGTGGGGCATTGTTGGAATGGAC